CGGAAGTTTGAGCCTACAGGGCGAAACAAGTTCGTGGAAAGGTGGAACAAAACTGAGTCTCAAAGCAGGCAGAATTGATCTCAATGGCGGATCAGCCAAGACAGTGACACCACCCAAACTGTATCCCAAACGCACCTTGGACGACACTGTGTTCAACAACAGCAAGGGTTGGCAGGTCAAGGCCGGTGCACTAGAAAGTATTGTCACACGAGCACCCACACATGAACCCTATAAATATCACAACCAAGGTGTGAGTGTGGTGGTGGATTTTGTGAATGGCCAACCCACACCACCGCCCACGGCTGTACCTGTGCCAGCAGGATGGAATCTACAAGTCAAATGAACGTATTTAAATTTGTCACCCCTACAGGTCAAACAGTAGAAATGACTGGACCAGCAGGATCTACCTACGACCAAGCACAGGCCATATTCAATCAACAGTATGCTACCGGCAGCCTATCAGGACTGCGAGCCGGTGATGTATTGAACAGCCTAGTACAGGCCAAAGGAGGCCTTGTGACGGCCTTGAGTCAGGTCACATCGGCTGTGAGCACTGGCAACCTAGCAACTATTGCTGGAATCTTGACCAAGATACCCAATCTCCCAGCACCTAACCCAACCTCGATATCTACATTTGTCAATACCACAGTGTTGGCTGGCAGCCCTGTGGGCCCACTCACAACCACACAGGTTCAAGGGCTTATGTCTTCCACGGCTGCGGCCACAAATCAAACAGCCGCTGAAGTCACTAACGAAAAAGGTCTTGGTACATTTGGGCTTTCAGCCGATCAACTGCAACAGGCTGGTTTAATCAAACCTGGCACAGCAGAGTTGGTCAACCAAGATCCTGCCAACCTGGTCAGTACTCTCAGCAGTCCCACAGTGTGGACTGGTCTAGGTGGTGCTGACAGTTTGGACGCTGTGCTGACCAACCCCACATTACAGAGCGTGGCCCAACAAAGTTGTTTGGCCAGCAGTTACAGCAACTTGTCAGAGTTGGGAGTGGTTAATGATACCACAAGCAGTTTGGCAGATCCATATGCCGGACTCACAGCAGAACAACTGCAATCGTTGGGCAACGCCGATCCCACTGACCCTATTATTCGTTACAGATTGGGACTGCCAGCATTGGCCGACACTGCATCAACTGTTGGGCCTCTTGTGAACAATGCTGCCAACTTTGGTCTAGGACCTACCCTGGGTTGGTTGAACAACACACTAGGCGGCAGCGATATTGGTCAATTGACCACATCGACTATTAATTCAATATTTGGTCAAAATTTTGGCTCAGTAAACCAATCAGTCAGTGGAGGCGGAAATCCTTTACAGACAGGAGTTCAATCCCCCAAGGGCTATTCTCACACAGTCAATCGCTCAGTGGTAGACACTGCTTTCAACAGCATCATAGGTACTGATAAGATACCTCGCAATATATTTGCCAACCCTGTACTGGGTATTGACATACGAGCACAGGCCACGCAACTGAGCACAGTAAATCAGTCGGCATCAATCCTGCTCACTAGATTGGCTTCGACCGCAGCCGGTGTGGCGGCACTGAGTCAAGTGCCCGGAGCCAATCCCATAATCAGTTTGTTACAATCAGGGCAGGGCCTTTTGACAGAAGTAAAAGGAGCCGCACAATTGCTGGATCAAGCAAAAAGTCTGCCAGGAGTTGGAGAGTTGTTGAAAGACATACCCGGATCAAAAGAAGTATTGGCAGAACTGCAGACCTATGGAAAAGAATTACTGGAAACAGGACTTGACGCCTTGGGACTGGACTCATCAGCACTGTCCAATTTTGATGTATCCGCTTTGACAACTGGTGCAGAGGAAATTATTGCTGGCGCACAAGAGTATGCCGCAGAAGCAATTGAGTACATTGCTAGTTTCTGGTAACTGCACACATAAATACCTTTATGACCACATTTGTAGGCTATAGCACAATTAATCAATACAAAAAATTCACACTCACTGACGGTGAGTTGATCAAGCGTGACCTCTTGAATGCTTTCAACATTCGTCAAGGAACCTTGCCCGGCCGTCCTGCGTATGGATCTACCTTGGCAGATGCAATCTTTGAAAATCAAGACAACACCACAGAAACTGCTATTCTGGCCGAAATACAAAGAATTGCTGGTGGCGATCCAAGAGTATATCTCAGTGATGTCAACTACTATCCACAACAAAACGGTGTGTTGATAGAATTGCAGGTACAGTTGGTACCAAGCCAGACTACAGAATTGCTGAGTATATTTTTAAATCAAGAAACCCGACGTGCCAGTTACGTATAACTACGCCGTTTATTTTTGCAATAAATAAAAGAAACGGACTATTATGGCAAGAACCACTAGACAAACAGTTGTATTTGGCGTTGAGGATTGGAAACGCATCTACGAAACCTATAGAGAGGCAGACTTTCAAAGTTACAACTTTGAAGCCTTGCGCAAGAGTTTTGTAGACTACATACGCCAATACTATCCTGAAAGTTTCAATGACTACATTGAAAGTTCAGAATTTATTGCCATGCTGGATGTGATTGCGTTCATGGGTCAGGCCATGAGTTTCCGCAATGATCTAAACACTAGAGAAAATTATCTAGGCACAGCCGAGCGCAGAGACAGCGTGGTCAAACTGGCTGAACTGGTCAGTTACACTCCCAAACGCAATCAGGCCTCACAAGGTTATCTCAAAGTATTCAGCGTACAAACCACCGAAAATGTCACAGATTTCAATGGCGTCAATTTGGCCAATGTCACAATCAACTGGAATGATCCTACCAATTTCAACTGGGTAGAACAATTCACTGCTATTATCAATGCGGCATTGGTCAATACACAACGAGTTGGTCGTCCAGGGGCCAAACAGACCATAGTGGGAGTTGACACAAGCGAATACAGCATCAACTTGGTGCCAGGATACCTGCCAGTGATTCCTTACACTGCCACAGTAGACGGCGTCAACATGCCATTTGAAGCAGTAAATTCAACATCGGTGGGACGAGACTATGTGTACGAACCCAGTCCCTTGCCCAACGGTATATTCAATGTGTTGTTCCGCAACGATCAATTGGGATTTGCCAGCGCCAACACCGGCTATTTCTTTTATTTCAAGCAAGGTGTACTACAAAATCAAGATTTCAATCTTGGTGAGCGTGTGGCCAACCAGACAGTGCCCATCAACATTGAAGGTGTCAACAACGAAGACCGTTGGCTGTTTCAACTAGACACAGTGGGCAATGTACAATATGAATGGCAGTACGTGCAGAGTGTGTACGCGGCTGCCACCGAGCAACTGGCTCCAGATCAACGCAAATTGTTTTCAGTGGTCAGTAGAACCAATGATCAAATCACACTGACATTTGGCGACGGTGTGTTCAGCACTATTCCGGTGGGCACCTTCCGTTGTTATGTTCGCGCTTCAAACGGACTGGCCTACATTATCAATCCAGAAGAAATGCAGAGTGTGATCATACCTATCAGTTATGTGAGCCGCACTGGAAACATAGAAACAATCACATTCACCTGCGGTATTACACAGCCGGTGAGCAACGCACAACCTCGTGAGACCTTGGACGAAATCAAGCAACGTGCGCCTGCTAGGTACTACACACAGAACCGCATGGTCAATGGCGAAGACTACAACAACTTCCCATTCACACTGTACAATTCGATTATCAAGAGCAAGGCCTTGAATCGTGCATCCATTGGCACGTCAAGATATCTTGATCTAGTTGACAATACCGGCAAATACTCTTCAACCAACACCTTTGGCAGTGATGGTGCCTTGTGGGAAGAAAATCAACTGCCCACATTCAACTTCACCTGGCTCACACGCAATGATGTGGCCACCGTGATCACCAATCAAATTCAACCTCTGTTGATTTCCACAGGTCTAGATCAATTTTACTATGACAACTTTCCAAGACCTGATCTTGTGCCACTGGGTTTTACCTGGCATCAAAGCACAACATTGTCCAACGAGACCACTGGTTACTTTGTAAATTCGTTGGGTTACCCTGCTGCCATTGGAACCTACAGCAGTACTGTGAGCAAGTTCATACAGGTGGGTTCACTGGTACAATTTGTGCCACCACAGGGCTACTATTTTAACAGCAACAATGAATTGAAGTTGGGATCGCCCACTCAGGACAACGACCGATTGATTATCTGGGCCAGCCCCACAGCCATTGTGTTGGATGGCACCAACCAAGGCCAAGGCAATTTTACCACAGGCGCTGGTCCTGTCATACTGAACAATTTTGTTCCTACTGGTGCTATTCCTGTGTCGGTTATTCCCCTGTTTGTGACAGACTTGCCCAGCACCACGGTGACCAGTATAACTGATCAAATTTTATTGTATCGAAACTTTGGTCTTGGCTATGACAGCACAGGCACAATCACAGGCACACCTTACACGTGGTATGTGATCACCAGCACTAACTTGGCCACCAATGCTGCCTGGAGTCAACAGTACGCAGGCAGTACCACAGGCACCAATCAAGATGCTTCATGGCTGATTCAATTTGTGACCAACGGCAGCAGTTACACAGTGACCAGCCGTGCGCTGTTTTACCTGTTTGGCTCAGTACTGCAAACAAGATTTTTCTTTGAAACAGGACAACGCATCTACGATAGTCGCACAGGCTCAGTGATCAGTGATTTTGTGAATGTATTAAAGACCAATTCAAGACCTGACACACATATTCCACTGCCTGGCGACATCCGCATGAGCATTGTTGGACAACCAGTGGCCAGTGATGGTTTTGTGGATGACTTTGAAGTATTTGTCAGTTATGAATATTCCCCCGGTAATGGTGCCCCAATTGATCCAGACTTCTTTAATGAAATAGTAGCGCCTGCT